ATCGATGATGCATTGCCGCCCACAGGATATCCCAGACAATCGAACTTATCGTATCCTGATGTGGTGTGTAGGCAAACGGGAGGTTCGACAAACTCGTATTCAAACTCTTGGTCTTCGATGGTGAGGGTGTACACACCGAGTTGACCATCTGAGGTGATCTCCAGACCAGTGTCGGTCACAGTGACGTTGCCTGCCTCAGCAACGTAGTCCCACTCGTTGTCTGCCTCGACAGTGATGACCACTGGTTTGAAGTAGTCTCCCTCGCGTTTATCGACAGTTACGTCTAATCTCTCCGGAGGTGGAGGTGGAGGAGGAGGCGGGGGAGGAGGAGAGACAGTCGTCTCAGTCAATGGGTTTGTGGTGACCACTTCACTACCACTACCACCACCACAAGCGACCAGCAGACTGATCATCACTATTAGTATTATTTTCATCAGTGTATGTATAGTGTCTGGAGAGACCTATTTGTTCTGGACAGGTTTCCACTTTCCGACGGGACAGGACGACCCACGAATCTTTGTCTTCAGTGCCATGAGACACCCACACTTGGAGCAAACTGTCTTCTTGAATATGAAATGCTCACAGGACTTACAGATGTTCATCCGTTCTTCTGCTACTGAGAGAGACACCTCTCCCTGCGATCTATCTTTCATTCGCTCGCAACCTCACTCTCGGATCGGATATGTGTCATGGACATATTCATTGTCACTCTTGGTCCACCCACCACAGGACGTGTGCCATGTGTTATGTGGGCAGCATATAGAACGACTCTTCCAGGTTCAGCGTCAACAGGAACATCCTTTTCTGTATCCTGCAGAACGAGTTGCCCTCCATCGTATGTATCGTTCAGATACATCGTGGCACTGTATCTCCGAACGCAATCGTCGGGGCGTGCCTCATCCAAGTCCTTGCCAGAGTAGTCATTGTGCCACCCCATGTCGTCACCATCCTGATAGATGACGAGGCGAGTTTCCATCGGATACAGAGTTTCTTCGAAGTGCGACTGAGACAGAGACAGAATCATGGAACGTAGCATCAGAGTATATGTTTGGTGGCGACCCTCGATCTCATCCAGCGACAACTCTTTCTGCCTCCTCGAGATGGCATACTCTGCCAGTTCTACACAGTCCTCGGGTTTGGCAACATTGTCGAACTTGGCCATCTTATTTTTCATTTTGAAGATGCTGGGTGGTTTGAAGTCACGCTTCATTCTTCAGTCTCTCAACAGTTTGATCGACCAAGTGCGTCTCCAGTTCTGCCATGGGAAGCGTGTGTGAGAATGCCACCTTGCCACGAAACAGCACACGTGTGTGGAGTTCGAGTGGTTCATAGGTGATCTCAGTGGTCACCTCAAGATACTTCTCAACAAGTGAGAGCAGAGTCGATTCAATCATAGTGGGCATACCCTGTTATCTGGTACTTGACATCCGGAGTGGGTCTCGCCTCATGAGGAAAGCACCACAGAGGTGGAAAGATAAGGAAATCGCCCATCTTGGGTTTGACAGTCAGATCCTGCACGGGAAAGTGAATCTCCCCACCCTCCACATTGTCGTTCAGATACAGAATGCCTGCCAGATATCTCCGTGCGGTGGCATGATCTGTAACGTCAGTGTGCATGGCGAAGTGGTCGTCTCCTGTGTATCGCTTCATTCGGAGTTCTTCCATCTTCTTTGGATGAGGAATGGGTGCGCCATGCTCAGTGATGTATTGGACAAACGCATTGTAGAACAGTTGTGACAGCGAACCAAACAGTTCCTGCCACGACTCACGGTGCTGTGTCAGGTTCATCTCAGTCCACTGTGGGTGTCCTGCCTGCACCTGATGGTCATACACCACGTGCTTGTCTTCCATTGCCTCAAAGAGCGAGATCAGTTTGCCACAGTTCTCTTCACTCAGAGCGTTTTCATAACAAGTAATGTGCATATCAATCTACATTCAGAGGACGTGCAATGTACTCAGAGAGGGCACGCAGGTCTTCAGCGCTGAGTCCAGCGACCTGTCCCCACATCATGGATGACAGTGGACCGACTGTCTCACCTGCCTTGTACTGCATCAGGCGAGAGTAGAGATAGTCAGACGGTTTGGCGAGCAGAGATGGACCGATGCCACCCTCTCCCATCTGTCCATGGCATGCTGCACAGGTGCGATACTGTGCTTCGGCACGTGCCGACCCATCAGCAAACGCTGGGGCAGCAGCGAGGACGAAACAAAGGATCGCCATGGGAACAGTGATAAAACTCTTTTGCTTGTTCATATTACTTCTCCTTGATTTACACTCTATTGTCTATATCTCGTATGAGATGTCAATCAGTCATTCAAGATGTGGTGCGCAGGTCTCCAACCGTGTCGTACAAGTATTGTCGGATCAGCAAGAGTGTGCTCGCGCTCACCACTGACTGCGACGACTGGCAGATCATTTCCTGGACAGACCTTCTCTGCCATGTCAACGACAGAGACAGGCGCACCGTTGCCCACGTCGACCGCCACATGGTGCTTGAGGGCATCAAACTCCGTGATACACACGTCGATTGCAGAGCACACGTCAGAGACGTGCGTCCAGTCACGGGTGTGGTTGGTTAGGTAGTCGACCTTTCCTTGCTGGAGCATGTCATAGAGCATGTCCTCGCGTGAGTTTGGACCGTATACCGTGTGGAATCTCAGTCCCAGTGAGTTATCGGGCGCGATACACTCCATCGTCCACTTGGTCATAGCATATGGCGACAACCACCACTCGTAAATCGAGGACGACGAGGCATAGATGATGGGGGTGTTCGACTCCTTGCAGGAGTGGAATATCTTCTGAGATGCCACCACATTCACGTCCCAGTAGAGGTCGGGTTTCTTGTGCGACATCCGCACACCTGCCATAGCAGCAAGGTGAATGACCATGTCGTATTCACTCAGGTCTTGGTCCCAGTTACGGATATCGTCTGCATACTCATAGATGTTATACTTGCGACGATAGTTGTCGAGGAAGTAGTTCGCGATGAATCCCTTGCGGTATCCACGAGTGCCTGTCAGTAGGAGATTCATGATCCGTAGTATATCTTGGCGAGGTGTGCTTCGAATGCTTCGATCTTGGGACCACGTCCTGACCAAAATATATAATCCTTCACATCAGCATCTTTCTTGAGGTTGTTCAACAGTGGTTGGACTGCTTCGTACATCTGCTTGAGTCGTGCTTGGAGTTCTGCTGCCTCGCCTGACTTCGCTTCTGCTTCGCCCTTCGCCTGTTGTATGACTTCCAACTCATCGAGATTGACACTCGACATATCGTTGAAACCGAAATCGTTGAATGTACTCATTTGTTGTACTCTCTGATGTTGATTGATTTGCCAATGGTGGCGTCTAACTTACCCATCGTCATTGCTTCCTGCCTCAGTGCCAGTGCTGTCTCTTTCGGCGACACACTGAATGTCTCGCGATACCAGCAGTCGAACCTATCGGACAGGTCGACCAGTTTACGAAATAGTTTGTGCTTCAAAACAACTCGTCCTCTGTCATCACCTGGAATGATATACCATGCTCAGTGCAGTACTCACGAGCACTGGACCACTTCGCCTTGTTCTGCTTCCAACTCTTCTGGTACTTGGGTTTGATCTCAATGAGACGACGGACGATGTCGCCAGTCGAGTCGACCATCTCAATCAGGAAGTCGGGATAGTATGATCGCCTCTTTCCTTCAAACTCATAGGGTATGGACAGTTCCTCACTGCTCCACTTCAGTATGTTGGGTTGCTTATCGCAGTACATCATGAACAGTCGTTCCCAACTGCTACGGTAGATGATACTGGATAGGTTGCCGTCATACTTCTGTGGATTGCGAGGACGATACCTGCCCTTGAAGTGACTGCGCTTACTGCCCATCTTCTTCCCAAGCACCGCAGAGCGTACAGGTATCGTTCTTCCCGATCCACACCACTGACATGTCGACAGTACAGGAGTGCTGCCACATGCCATCATACGCCACCTCACGGAGCATATTGTTTTTGTTAGCAAATGCCTTGTCCCAGTTCTCGTCAAACTGGGTTTGAGAGACCGCTGAAGGTCTCTGCTTGTCTCCCTTACCATTCATGACGGTATAACCAGTCCACTGGTCTGCTGTTGCCATGCTGAGACTAACTCGTTGGCGGTTGGTACCATGCCCACAATGCCACCCTTGAACAGCACTGCCTCTTTGGTATCAGGTACACCAGTCATACAGATTCCAGGTGCCAGACCAGAACCAGTGTCTTGCGCCACGAACAGTCGTGGGTCAGACAGCGTAATGCTGGACTCGTCTTCAGACTTGATTCGACCGATCATCTCACCAAGTGGAGTTAAAATTGTTACTACATCACCGTTTTTCATTCGTCATCTTCCTTTTTTAGTTTCACTTTCACGTCATTGTCGAGATCTATTACCATCCCGTTCTGTTCATCATCCAAATCAATCATACCCATTTGGTGCAGAGTATCTATTGTTGTTCCAATACCTTCGAGCATGCCTTCACCGTGACCCTTTATCCTTCCTTCACGAATACCCCACACCCATGCTGAAACCATGAGGGCGAGAGTCATTACAGTTTGCCACTCAGGTGTCATCATAATTGCTCCAGTATGTTCTCTGGCGACGACACCTCATATGGGTCATCCTCACAGTTGTCTGTGAATCCTGACTCGACGAACATCTCAACAACTTCCATGTTGTCCACAATTGCAGCATAACGCCATGAGCGCATACCGAAACCGAGATTGTCCTTGTCAACGAGCATGCCCATCTGGCGGGTGAAACGACCACTGCCATCGGGGACCACCTTGACGTTCTTCAACTGCTGGTCTCGTGCCCATGCATTCATCACGAACGCATCATTGACCGACATGCAGTAGATCTCATCGATGCCCTTCTCCTTGAATTGTTCGAACAATTTCTCGAAGTTGGGCAATTGCTCGTTGGAGCAGGTGGGAGTGAATGCGCCTGGAAGAGAGAAGAGGACACACTTCTTGTCTGCGAACAGATCCTTGGTGGTAAACTCTTCCCATCGGTATGGATTGTCTCCCCCGATCGACTCGTCTCTCACACGAAACTTGAACGCCACCTGTGGCAGTTTCATTCTTTCGGGACTGTAGTCCTCACCGATGTAGTCAACATTAATGATTTCCATTCAACTCTCCTATTTTAACGATTACGATGAACCCCACGGCAGTGATCACCGAGAAGCATATTACAGATATAATCAGATCAGATGGATTCATCACATTTGGAATCCTTGTGTGCTTAACTTCTTGCCAGATGGAGTGGCATCAAATACTGGAGTGTCCTGACCATCGTCAACCAACCCCAACTCTGCCTCTTCGACATCAAACAATCTCATCTTGGACCTATCTATACCCAGAACAAACCTTTTATGTGAGTTTGGATCACTGTATCGGTTCTTCAATTGCTTGACCATCACCTGTCCCAGTTTCTCCAACTCCTCGTTACTCACCATTGCCAGCATGAGGTCGGCAGTGGCAGGCAGACCGAACGACTCGGAGGTATCCTCAAGTCCAGGGTCAGAGTTAGCGAATCCTGATCGAGTCGTCTGTGTAGCACTCACGATAGGCAGGTCAAACTCGACTGCCAGACCACGCAACTCCTCCGCAATAGACTTGATGAGCGAGTACGTGTTCACATTACCGCCGAGACCCTTGACGCGAGAAGAGGAGCAGATGTTCAGATAGTCGATGTAGATGACATCTGGCACAAACTTCTTCTTCAACTTCAACTCATTGAGCAACGCACGGAAGTGACCACTGTGTGCCTGTCCAGTCGGATACTCTTTGATGATCAACTTGCCCTGCGTCTTGGCACTGATGCTGCTCACCTTACTGACGAACGACTCCTTGGTCAGTGTCTCGATCTTATCAAGAGACACATCAAGAAGGTTGGCGTCAATACGCTCGGCGATACGTTCCTCACTCATCTCCATTGTGATGTAGAGGACGTTCTTACCCATACTCAAGGCACCAGCAGCACAGTGACACATGAACAGCGACTTGCCCACACCAGTACCAGCGAGCACGATGTTCAGAGACTTATTAGGCAGTCCACCCTTGGTAATCTTATTCAGATAGTCAAGGTCGAACGGGACTCGCTCCTCTACCTTGTGGTAGAAGTCGAATCGTGACTCGGCATCGTCGAGGTATGAGTGACCGATATTGGTATCGAACGAGACACCGAGTGCCTTGGACAATATGTCAGGCAGTGCGCCCTTGCCCAGCGACTTGTGCTTACCGTCGATGATGCTGATGGACTCCATGACCGCATTGAACAGTGCCTTGTCTTGGCAGAACTTCTCAGTGTTGTCGAGCAACCACTGTAACTCTGTGTCACGGTCTGGTGTGAACAGGGTGGGTAGTAACTCCTGTGCCTGAGTGTATTGTGTCTCCGTCATCTTCTCGGACTCCGAGAGGGAGATACGAAACGACTCAAGTGAAGGTATCCCGTTATAGCGAGCGACATATGATGCAAACTCGAGGAACAGGGATCGGTGCACACCGTCCAGATACTCTGGTTGCATAAAGGGAACGACCTGCCTCATGTAATCTTCACGGGTGAAGAAGTTTCTCAGTATCATGTCTTGCATTTCGGGATTATTGCTCATTTATCAACCTTGTCTTGTATTCTGTATAAGCGGCATGCGCCTCTTCAGCAGTGGCATAGTTACCAATGATCTTCTGCTTGTCACCAATGTTGAT